AAGGGCGCGCCGCCGGCGGCCCGGTCACTGCTGGTACGCCGTACCTCGTCGGCGAGCGTGGCCCCGAGATCGTGGTGCCCGGCCGATCGGGCACCGTCATCCCGAACAACCGGATCGGTGTCGGCGGGGGCGGCGGCGGCATGGTCATCAACATCACCACCGGCGCCGACCCGCAGGCTGTCATCGCTGCGATCAAGAAGTTCGAGAAGTCCAACGGCGCAGCCTGGAGGTCGTAGCACATGGCGACCCCATCGACGACGGTGACAGCGTTCTTCGACCTGTCAGCAACGGGCGGCGACTTCCTGACGCTCGACTCGACGGCAAACAAGGGCAAGCTCGACAACGCCGCTGCGATCCTCGCCGGCGACATCGCCACCGACATCACCGCCGACACGATGCGCGTCAGTGTGCGCCGTGGCCGAGACTCGCAACTGTTCGAGGACATCCCCGCCGGACGTGCCTCGGTGCAGTTGCAGAACCGCACCCGCACCTACGACCCGAACTACGCCTCGTCGCCGTACGCCGGCAACGTCCGGCCCGGCAAGCGGGTCAGCATCGCGTCGGCGGGCGTGTCGATCTTCGACGGCGTCATCGGCGACTGGAACCTCGAATACGACGTCGGCGGGCAGTCGCTCGCCTTCGCTGAGTGCGTCGATGCTCTCGGCCAACTGGGCCGCACGGAGTTCGATGCCTGGACCGCCACTGCATCGCAGACCGCTGGCCCCCGGATCACCGCCGCGCTCGACCGGTCCGAGGTGGCGTTCACGTCCAACCGGTCGATCGACACCGGCGTCAGTGTGCTCCAGGGCGACAGTGTGAGTTGGGGATCGAACGTCCTCAACTACCTGCAACTTGTCACCCGCTCGGATCTCGGCCGGTTCTACGCCAGTCGCACGGGCGTCGTCACCTTCCGAGACCGGCTCGACCCGCTCAACGTCGGCATTGCTGTCACGTTCACCGACGACGGCACCGGTGTGCCGTTCCAGGGCATCGCCATGTCGTACGGCTCGGAGTTGCTCTACAACCGGGTCGGCATCGACCGTGAGGGCGGCACCCTCCAGACTGTCAGCAACGCAGCGTCGCAGGCGCTCTATGGCGCATCGTCGCTGTCCGAGACGGGCCTGCTGCTCAATTCCGACACCCAGTCGCTCGACATGGCGAACTATCTGCTCGGGATCTACGACGAGCCCGAGTTGCGTGTTGCTGAACTGGTCGTCGAACTGGCGCCCCTCACCAGCGCGCAGCAGGTGTCGGTACTCAGCCTCGACATCGCTTCGGTGATCTCGGTGACCTGGACGCCGAACGGTGTAGCGCCGTCGCTGTCTCGTGACTGCATCGTCGAGGGCATCGCCCACGACATCACGCCGGACTCGCACACCGTGACGCTGTCGCTCGGTGACGCCGACCGGCGGTCGTTCTTGCAACTCGACGACGCCGTGTTCGGCCGTCTCGATTCCAACGTCCTCGCATTCTGACATGAAGGGGGCCACATGGCCTGGAAGACATGGACCGCTGGCGACGTCCTCACCGCCGCCGACATCAACGCTCAGTCGCCGACGCTGTGCACCAGCGCCACCCGACCCACCGGTGGCAACCTCTACGAGGGCGTGCTCATCACCGAGACCGATACCAACCGGATTCTCTACTACGACGGCACCGGCTGGATCATCCTGGCGGAGCCGCAGCAGACGTGGGCGAACCCGATCACGGCTGGCCTGACGGTCGGCAACGGTGCCTGGACGGGCGAGTATCACCGGTCGGACGGGTGGATCGACATTCGTGGCCGGTTCACGTTCGGGTCGACCTCGGCGGTGACGGGGTCGATCACGTTCACGTTGCCGATCGCGCCTTACGACACAACGGTTAGCGGACTGTGCCAAGTGGGCTTCTACGACGACTCGGCAGGGCAATACAACTTCGGCAGCAGCGGCAACTCGGCCACGCCGACGCTCCTGGTCGCCCGCACCGATGGCACCTACGGTTCGGTGGCGCAAGTGAGTAGCACTGTTCCGTGGACATGGACCACTGGTGACCGCATTGAGATCACCGGCCGCTACCAGATGACGACGCGGTACAGCTGATGCCCACCATCACCCCCCGCATCGACCTCGGCCTGCCCGCCCGGGTGACGAACACCAACCGCATCACCGCTCGGCGGGCGCTGGCCCGCAACCTCGGCATGATCGTCTGCCATTACACCGGCAACGCCCGGTCGTACGCCTCGGCCGACCTCGCCAAGTCGGTGCAGTCGATCCACCGGTGGCGGGCGAACGAGTACAACTACGTGATCCACGCCGACGGCCGCATCGCCGAGTTCGCCGGCGCCTACCAGGCGGCACACTGTGCAGGCCGCAACGCCACCTCGTACGGCGTGCTGTTCCTGAACGGCGTCGACGATCCGTGCACCGATGCGCAGGTCGCCTCGTTCCGCTGGCTGGTCGACGTCCTCAAGTGGACGCAGGCGGTGGCGCCGGGCGTGCGGATCGTGCAGCACGGCCAGGTCGCCGCTACGGCGTGCCCCGGCCGAGTGAAGGAACGCTGGGCGGAGTTGGTGGCATGACCACCATCATCGTCGCCGTCATCGGCGGTGCGTTCGGCCTGGCCACGATCTGGCTACAGGCACGGGTGCACCGAGACAACCGCAGCGACCACGCCAAGACGGCCGAGGTGGTCGACACCATCGCCGCTGTCGTCGGCGACATGCGCGCCGACCAGATCGAGATCAAGGCCGACCTGCGCGAAGTGAAAGCCGACCTGCGGGACCACTCGCAACGGCTGCGCATCGTCGAGGCCGAGCCAGCCCCGAAGCCAGTCCGACGCAAGAAAGAGAGCGCCTGATGCCCACCGTCTCGCAGTTGCCTGCGCAGCTCGACGCCGAGTGTGTCGCCGGTGACCCGTTCACCATCTCGGTCACGTCGAGCGGGGCGACGATCACGTCGCCGACGCTGACGATCCGTGACGGCCTCGGTGCGGTCGTGGCGGTGTCGCCGACGGTGTCGCAGGCGGGCGCCGTGACCACGGTGGCGTTCAGCGCCGCCAACACCACTGCGCTCAAGTCGTCGGGCCAGACTAAGGCCGAGTACTTGTTCAGCCTGTCGGCGCTCGTCGACGGCCAGGGCCCGTTCCAACTGATCGCCCGGTCGCTGACGGTGTGGCCGGTCGGTACCGCCGGGGTGGCGACGTCGTCGGCGGCGTCGCTGTCGGTGACGGTCGGCGGTGCGGCTGTGTCGCTGTCGGTTGCGCTCGGCATCGGTGCCGGTGCGCTGATCGCGGCGAACAACCTGAGCGACCTGGCGTCGGCGGCGACGGCGCGGACGAACCTCGGTCTCGGGTCGGCGGCGACGGCTGCGGCGTCGGCGTTTGCGCCGGCGATGAACATCGGTACGCCGATCTGGCGAACGGGTGGCTATGCGTCGTTCCCGATCTTCCCTAACAGCACTACCGGAGCGTCAGCCGCCAACGGAAACCTGCATTTCGTGCCCGCCATGTTCGATCGCGACACGACGGTTGACCGCATAGCGTGTGAGGTGTCAGGGACTGCCGGCTCCACCGGATCACTGCATCGCCTCGGCATCTGGACCGACTCCAACGGCGCGCCGGGCACGTTACTGCTTGACGCTGGCACCGTGGCGACGGACTCAACCGGGTTCAAGGAGATCACGATCTCGCAGGCGCTCAGTGGGCGGACTGTGTACTGGTTGGGAGCGGCCCAGCAGGGCGCACCAGCAACACGAGCCTCGTTGCGCGGCACGTTCTGGCGTGCGCCAATCATGCCGACTTCACTGTCGTTCAACGTAACCCATTCATGGCTGGCGACTGGAGTCACCGGAGCACTCTCATCGTCGCCAACGGTGGTATCTGACGCCAACTCTGTCGCACCCGCTATTGCACTGAGAGTGAGTTGACATGACCACGCTCACCACCTACGGCCCCGGCGGCTACGACCCGACCAAGCCGAACGGCAACGTCATCGCCGTCGAAGTACTCGACGCACCCGCCGACCCGACACCGACCCCACCGACGATCGAAGCGAAGGTCGACGCCGTCATCGCTGCCGTGGCCGCACTGGTCGACGACCGGCACGCCGACGCCGTCGACGCCCTCGCCACCGTCACCACCGAAGGGACACCCACATGACCCGTCACCTGTTCACCCGAGCGTTCTGGGCAGACGCCGCCGAGCGTGCGATCAAGACCGCCGCCCAGGTCGCTCTCGTCGCCATCGGCCAGGACGCTGTCGGCGTCGATCTGTGGGGCGCCAACCTCGGCAACGTCGCTGCGCTCGCAGCGTCGGCGGCGCTGGTGTCGCTGCTGACGTCGATCGCATCCGCTCGAGTGCCGGGCATGTCGCCCGCCTCGGTCGTGCCGCCCGGTCTCTGAGCCGGGCACCAACGCCCGGTGTGCGCCGGGCACAACGCCACAGGGAGGCAACAGTGAGCAAGGCCCAGCCAAGCGTCGACATCGACGCCATCCTCGCCGCGAACGTCCGCAAGCGGGTTGGCGGCAAGTGCAACGTCTGCACGGCGCTCGCCGCCATGCCCGACGAGTGGCGCGACAAGTTCGAGGCAGCCCTCGCCGACACCGAACGGTTCTCGGCGTCGTCGCTCATCGGGGCGTTCGACCGGATCGACGTGACCCTGGCGCGAGGCTCGATCGAGCGGCACCGTCGGCGCGAGTGCGTGGGCAGCCGTGGCCACGCCTGACATCGACGCCGTGCTGGCGGCGAGCACGGTCGACCGCCAACAGGTCGACGACGTGAAGCGCAAACTCGCCGACGTGCAGCATCAGTTGCAGGTGGCCGACAGCGCTCGCCGCCGAGCCGAGCAGGAACTGTCGGCGATGCTCCGGCTCGACAAGGCACGCCCGGCCGAGCCGCCGAAGTGGATGCGCTCGCCGCGCAAGGCCAGCGCCCACAGCGGTACCCCGTGGCTACTGCTGAGCGACCTGCATTTCGACGAGGTTGTCGACCCGGCACAGATCGGCGGTGTCAACAAGTACGACCGCGCCATCGCTGAGATGCGGCTACGCACCACGGTCGAGCACACGGTGAAGGTCTGCCGCGACTACTGGACCGGCGTCGCCTACGACGGCATCGTCGTGCCGCTGGCCGGCGACCTGTACGCCGGCGACATCCACGAAGAACTGAAACACACCAACGCCGACACCATCATGGGTTCGGTGCTGCACTGGAGCGACCAACTCGCTGCCGCGCTGTCGCTGCTCGCCGACGAGTTCGGCAAGGTGCATGTGCCCGTCGTCGTCGGCAACCATGGCCGCACGACTCGCAAGCCGATGGCCAAGTTCCGGGCTCGGACGAACTGGGACTGGTTCACCGGCCATCTGCTCGCCCGAGAGTTCCGCAAGGACAACCGGATCACGTTCGACATCGCCGACTCGGCCGACGCCCTAGTGCAGTCCTACGGCCACACGGTGTGCGTGACGCACGGCGACCAGGTGACCGGCGGCTCTGGCATCGGTGGTATCTGGCCGCCGATCATGCGGCTCGACGCCCGCAAGCGCGCCCGCTACGCAGCCGTACAGCAGCCGTACGACCTGCTCGTCATGGGCCACTGGCACCAGTTGACGTGGGGACCGAACTTCATCATCAACGGCTCACTCGTCGGCTACGACGAATACGCCGCCGTGTCGAACTTCGGCTTCCAGGAACCGGCGCAGGCGCTGTGGCTGATGACGCCGGAGCGTGGCCGCACCTGGATGGCGCCGATCTACGCGCAGGACCGTGCGAAGGAGGGCTGGTGACCGGCACCGCCGTCGTCGTCGTCTGGCACGACGCTCACGCTGATCGTGCGGGCGGCTGGGTGCTGCCCGCCGACATTGACGCCGAGCCCTACCGGGTGACGACGGTCGGGTGGCGCATCGAGCCGAAGCCGGGCCATGTCTCGCTTGCTCAGTCGATCGGCGACGACGGTGCGCTCGACCACATCATCCACATCCCCGACGGCATGGTGATGGAGGTGACGGAGCTGTGATCGAGCACGCCTTGGCGGCCCTCGTCGCCGACGCCCGAAGCGCAGGACTGACGCAGATCGACCTGCTGTCGCTGGAGCGGCTGCTGGTTCGTGCCGATGACCAGCGCCGACACCTCGAGCAGCGCCGCCGTGACCTGATGGCCGTGCACGACCTGCTGCCGCCTGACTGATTCGTTCGCAGCGCCCCCTGAGCTGTGCGACGCCACGCCCCTCGCCGCAAGGCGGGGGGCTGTTGGCGTTTTCTGGGAAGTTTTTCAGATTGCCTATTGACAGGCAAGGGTCGCATGGCCCATTGTGTCGCTCGTGGGGAACACACCAACCGGAGGGGCTGACGCTCTGACCGCCATTATCCAAGCCCGACACCAGAGCGGTGGCGTCGTGAACGGCCCGCAGATCGACGCACACCTGAACACCTACGGCAGCCTGTCCAAGCACAAGGCGCCCTCGGTCGTGCAGCACAACCACGGCGCCCGGCACTACATCTCGCTCGGCATCGGCAGCGTGGCGCTCGTCGCCACCACCGCCGAACTGGTGCAACTGATCGACGGTCTGTCCGACGTGCTCGGCGACGTGCGCATCGCCGACATGCGGGCCGTGATGGCACCGCTGCCGGAGGTGGCACAGTGATCCCGGTCATCACCATCCCTGAAGCCGACCTGGTCGCCATCCTAGGCAGAAACGGCGAACACTGGGTGAAGCAGTCGTGGGGCGACGGCGTGTCGGCGTGTCTGCACGGTGCGATCCGTCGCTGCCAGCCGATCCCCGGCGACGCCTTCCTGATCGAGCAGGTCGCCAACCGTCAGGCGTGGGGCACGCAGTGGAACGACGACACGTCGACGACGTGGCAGATGGTGCGCGACCGGCTCGCCAACATCCAGGTGACCGACGCCGACCTGGCCGACACGTTCGGGCCGCAATGGAAACACATCGTGGCGCTGGTGCGCCGGTCAGCGGTGCTGACCGCAGACGAGGATAAGCGACTGGCCACCGCTCGGGCCACCGCTCGGGACGCCGCTCGGGACGCCGCTCGGGACGCCGCTCGGGCCGCCGCTTGGGACGCCGCTTGGGCCGCCGCTCGGGACGCCGCTTGGGACGCCGCTTGGGACGCCGCTCGGGCCGCCGCTTGGGACGCCGTTTGGGACGCCGCTCGGGCCGCCGCTTGGGACGCCGCTTGGGCGCTCGCCGTTCGCGACCTGATCGGCGAGCACGAATTTACGCAGGCGCACTACGACACCCTGACCGGACCGTGGCGCACTGTCATCGGCCCGGTGCATCCCGACGATGCGGAGGTGGATGCGTGATCGCCGACTGGTCTGACCGCATCGCCGCTATTGCCTGCCTCGCCGTGTGGGCCGCTGGCACCTACGCCTGGCTGCGCTGGTGCGACCGATGAGCCGCCAACCGTTCACCATGCTGCTCGGTGGCCACGTCGCCAACCTGCGGCCGCTCGCCGACGCTCAGCCGTACGACTGGCAGGACGACGAGCCGCTGACGGCGCTCGACGTGCAGATCATCTGCGCCGTGCTCGGCCGCAGCGACATCAAGGCCGTCCGTGAGGCGGGCCGTCGACTTGAGCACCACCATCGCCGCACCGGCACATCCCCAGCCGGTGCAGGCCGCCCAGGCGTTCCCCGTGGCATCGGGTCGCAGCGCCTGGGCGTGATCGACCCCGACGGAGGTGCCGCATGATCTGGCACCTGTTGGCATTCGCCGCCGGCGTGCAGCTCGGCCTAGCCGTCACCCTGTGGCGGCTCGGCGAGCAGCGCCAAGCGCTGCAGGACTGGTCCGACCAGCTCGACGAGCGTGGCGCCGAACTTGACCGGCTGTGGAACATCGTCATCAGCGAGCGGCGTGGGGGGTGCGGGCGGTGAGCCACCAGTTCTGCGCAGCGGCTAGACGATGCTCGACACCCAGAGGGGTCACGCCGCTGCGCACCTTCTCCCCGACGGCCATGCCGCTTCCGACAACCACTGATGGCGCGCCGTCGGGGACCTTCTTCCAGTTCTGCGCAGCGGCCATGTGTCGAGCGACACCCAAGTTGCCAACGCCGCTGCGCACCTTCTCCCCGACGGCCAATTCGTGCTCGACACCCATTTCAGGATCGCCGTCGGGGACCTTCGAAACACAAGACAGGGGAAACACATGAGCAAGTTCAGCGACATGGTCGCCGCCCAACGGGACGACACGCCTGCCGATGCGGCATCGTCGATCCTGACCAAATTGAAGGTCAGCAGCGAGGCCCGAGCGGTACTGCTGCCGGTCGTCGCCAACGCCGTCGCCACGCTTCACCGAGGCAAGGTGCGCCGCATCGAGCGAGTGGTCGCCGGCATCGTCGTCGCCGTCGATGACGAGGCGCCTGAGATGACCCGCCATGAGGCGCGAATGAAGTTGGCCCGAGAGACGTTCATCACCGCCGAGGGCGAGTGTGTCCGCTGGGGCCAGGCGACCGTCGCCCAGCACATGTCCCGCATCGGGCTACTGCACCGCCAGGCCCAGGGGCTCGCCGACACGATCGACCTGCACGCCGAGGCGGTCGCCGACATTGAGCGCCACGGCGTCACCTGCCTCGACGACATCCGGGTGGTGGCGTGATGGACGACAACTTCCACGATCTGCGCAGCGGCCAAGGCCATAGCGATGCCCAGGGCCCGGCCGCCGCTGCGCACCTTCTCCCCGACGGCCAAGCCGGTCTCGACACGCATGGCACCCACGCCGTCGGGGACACTTTCGGCGGCCAGCCACCGACGGCCATAGTAGCGACGGCAACCATTCCAGACTCGCCGTCGGATGGCTGGCTGGAACTTCGCACGTTCGCCGAGCTGTACGAGGACACCCAGCGGACCCGTATCGCCTCGGTGAACCGTGTCCGCGCGACCGGGCGGCCAGAGATGTTCGCCAAGCACATCGAGGCGATGGAGCGCACCGAGCACGAATGCTCGCTGATGCTGGCCCGCTGCTACCGCCGGGTCGTGCCCGCTGCGATCCGGCAATGGCAGCAGGACACACCCGGCATCGGTGAAGCCCTGCTGGCCCGCCTGCTCGGCCACCTCGGCCATCCGGTGCTCGCTATGCCGCACCACTGGCAAGGCAAAGGCACCGACCGGCAGCTTGTCGCCGATGTGCCCTGCGAGCGCACCGTGTCGCAATTGTGGCAGTACTGCGGCCACGGCGACCCCGCCCGGCGCATTGCCAAGGGCATGAGCGCCGAGGACCTGGCAGCGATCGGGTCGCCACGGCTGAAGATGCTGGTGCACCTCAATGCCGAGGCGTGCATGAAGTGCGTCGGCACCACTCGCTCGCGCCGCTCGCCATACCGAGACGTGTACGAGGCTCGACGACTGGTGACCGCTGACCGGGTGCACGCTGCACCGTGCGTGCGGTGCGGGCCGAGCGGCAGACCCGCCGCCGAAGGATCGCCGTGGTCGGCTGCGCACCAGCACGCCGACGCCCTGCGGATCGTCGGCAAGGAGATCCTGCGGGACCTGTGGCGGGTGAGTCGGTGAGCACCGATCCGTTCATGCTGGCCACCACCGTTGTGCCGTGGCACCCGTCGCGGTGGCAGGTGTCGAAGTACGGCACGCGCTACTACGTGGACAACCAGCCGCCGTGTGACCTGATCGCTGATCCGCACGCCGAGGCGGTGCCGGGCTTCACGTCACTCAAGCCGTCCAAGCCGTTCCGCAAGTCGGTCACCGTCGGCGAGTCGAAGTACGCCGTGCCGCTTGACTGGTACCGGGCAGGCGAATACTTCGCCGACAACGTGCTCGACCTCAAGTGCGAGCAGGACGCGCACCGCTTCTACTCGGCCGTCAACACCCAGCGCGACCGAGACTTCGCCAGAGGCCACGCCATCCACGCCGCTGCCGAGGCGTTCCTCGTTGGCGAGCCGTACGTGTGTACCAACGCTGACGCACTGCCGTACATCGAACCGCTACGCGAATGGATAGCGGCCAACGTCACCGCTGCCTACGCCGTCGAGGCCGTCGTGTTCGGCGACGGGTACGGCGGCACCGGCGACGCCTGGCTGATGGTGCGCGGCACGCCGTGCTACGTAGACTGGAAGTCCCGTGGCGTCGACTCGGCCCACGGCATCTACGAGGAAGAAGTGATGCAGGGCGGGGCATACAACGCTGCCCGCTACTGCATCCTGCCCGACGGCCTGACCTTCAAGCGTGCGCCGATCCCGCCTGCCGAGTTCGGCATGGTGCTGTCGATCGAGCCCGACGGCGTCGAGGAGTTCTGGTACGACATCGACGGGGCGAAGCGGGCGTTCCGCTGCCTGTTCGCCGGCTACCACTCGGGCAAAGAGGGCGCCAAGATCGCCCGGGCAGCGAAGATGCCAGCACCCGCCGCACCCGCCCTGCCGGATCGTGCCGCCAACCTCGTCGCCCGCCTGCGCACCGTCGCCGCCCTGTCGCCTGATGTCGCCCAGCGGGTCCGCGAGGCGTGGCCCGCTGGCTGCCCGAAGTTGTCCGAAGGCGGCCACACCGGCGAGCAGCTCGACCGGATCCAGCAGATCGTCGAGCAGGCCGAGACGATCACCTCGGCACCGTTCGCCGACCTGCCGACCGAGCCTGCGCCGCTGCGCACCGTGGACGTCGTTGAGGTGCGTGCCCGGGTGGTGCCTGACGAGGGTGAGCCTGCGGGCGAGGGCCGCATGGTGCAGATGCGTGAGTTGCACGCTGCGCTCAACGAGGTGCAGCGGGCATGGATCGCTGCGCTCGCCGACCAGTCGCGCGCTGTGGCGTCGTTTCACCTCTCCGAGCGCAAGACGCTGCGCAGCACTCGCATCGTGCGGGGACTGATCGAGTTGGCGCAGAACGACTGCATGGACGACGACCTCGTCCGTGCCGCTGCAGCGTTCGCGCTTGACAGCGACGAACCGTTGCAGGCGTCGATCCCGCCCGGTGCGGCGATCGCTGCGCTCGGGTGGACGGAGGCGCTGACCTTCCAGACCGCCTGCGCAGCCTTCGTCAATGGCGGCATGGACCTTGCCTTCGACGACACCGGAGTGATGCGGCTGGTTGACCGGCCGCTCACCGCAGACCAGGCCGCCGAGCGACTCGGCGGCACCTGGGTCTGACAACCACATCGCTGCCAGTTGAGCGAATCCCAACACCCAAAAAACACAAACATGACAGGGAGATACCTACAATGTCCGACCCCTTCAGCAACCAGTCCGACCCGTTCATGGCCGCTGGCGGCTCCAGCGCCGCCAGCGTGTCGTTCCCGAACCTCGGCGACACCGTGACCGGCGTGGTCACCGCCATCGACCAGCGCGACGACACCAAGCCCGACGGCGAGGTGAAGCGCTGGCCCGACGGCAAGCCGATGGCCGTGTTCATCTTCACGCTCGACACCGACGACGGCCCGCAGGCGCTGTGGGTGCGCGGCCACATGGTCACCGCCATCCGTGAAGCCGCTGCCGCTGCCGGGCTCAAGACCGTCATCGGTTCCGAGCTGACGATCAAGCACCACGACCTCGGCGAGGAGCGCAAGGGCTTCGCCCGGGCCAAGTTGTTCAAGGCCAAGTTCGGCCCGGCACCGGTGAAGGCCGCCAAGCCCGCCGCACCCGCCGAGGAGCCGTGGTGAGCGCCGTCGACCATCCCCTCCGGCTCGCCGTCGGCTCGCATCGGGCGGGCAGCGGCAAGGGCTGCGCCATGAACGTCATCTCGTGGGAGTCCGGCGACACCACCATCACCGACCTGCCGGCGTGCGCCGACCAGGTGCTGGCGCTGATTGTGCAGCGGGTGAACGACAAGATCTGCACGCACCGTGACAGCGGCCTGTTGTGCTCGGCGTGCTCGGTGAAGGTGCTCGACCTGGCGCACCGCATCGTCGGCACCGGCACTCATCCGTTGACCGCACTGGAGCGCCAGCGGGTCTGGGTGCGGGTTGCCGCCGATCAGGCCCGGCAGGTGCTGCATCTGACGTCAGCGCCTGAGGCGTTGGCAGCGATTGAGGCGGCAGAAGGTTGGTGTGATGGCACAGTCACGGCCGAGCAGTGCAGAATCGCCGCCACCGCCGCCGCCGCCTACGCCGAAGCCGCCAACGCTGCCGCCGCCGCCGCCAACGCCTACACCGAACCCCCCTTCGCCGCCGCCAACGCCTACGCCGAAGCCGCCTTCGCTGCCGCCAACGCCTACGCCGCCGCCTTCGCTGCCGCCAACGCCTACGCCATCGCTGTCGTCTCCGCCAACGCTGCCGCCGCCGCCGCCAACGCCGCCGAGCGCTTGCAGCTCGCTCATCGTGCCGTCGATGTGTGGTGCGAATGGGCAGGGTTCACGCCGACGGCACCGGAGCCGGTGATCGTCACCAAGGCGATCGAGCAGATGTTGCAGGTGGCCCAGTGACCGCCGTCGAGCACCTCGGCCAGGCGTTGCGCCTGCTCGAGGCCGAGGCGAGCGAGATCGAGCACCGCATGTCGTTCGTGCGTGCCGCCATCGAAGCGTTCGGCTTGGACGCCGACTCGCTACTGATGGACGTCCTCGCCGAGGAGGAGCGGGCCGACGTGGAGTACTGGCAGGGCGCGAAGCTGCGCGCCGACGCTGCTGGCATTCCGCCGGTCGAAGTCGTTGCGCCGACCTACGACGCTCCCGAAACTGCGCAGCAGGACGGCCCGGAACCGCTCTACGGCCGCACGCCGGAAGGCCGCTGGGACTGGCCGGCGATCGCTTGCGAGATTCGCAATGCCGACACTCAGGGCCAGCGCCGGGTGCTGTGGCTGACCTACGTGTTTGAGGTGCCCGCCAACACCGCTCAGTGGATGGTGAAGCGTTGCCGCGAACAGGGCCTCATCGACGCCGACCGGCCCGCCGTCAACCACCAGGCCGCCCGAGACGCAGCGGCGGCAGCACTGTGACCGGCGACTACCCGGTGGCCTTCGCCCACTCCGTGCACCACCTCGGTGCATGGGTGGTCGTCGGCCCGACCGGTGTGATCGCCTGCCCCGACCGTGCGACCGCCAACCGGATCAACGACCTGCTCGCCGCACACGGCATGGTCGGCGTGCCCGACAGCCTCGAGGGCGTGGAGTGGGCGCAGTGAGCGGTGAGCAGTCGGCCGTGATCCACGTCAGGCGGGTCGGGCGGTTCCGGTGGGTGGCGCAAGCAGACAGCATCATGGACATCGGCCCGCGGACCGTCCATTACGCCGAATACGGCATGACGCGCGCTGGTGCGATCCGCAAGCAGAAGCGCTCCATCAAGAAGAACGCCAGGCAGTCGGCATGGTGGCACCAGCGCGAGAGCGTCGAGGTCACCCTATGACCCTCATCATCGGCATCGACCCCGGAGTCGCCGGCGCCATCGCTGTCGTCAACGCTGCCAACGAGGTGCTCGTCTGGGACATGCCGACGATCGAGGTGCGCGGCAAGCGACGCATCTCGGCCCGGCATCTGCGCGACCTGCTCGTCGACATCGGCCCGGCCGTCATGGTCGTCGTCGAGGACGTGCAGGGCGTGCAGGGTTCCGGCGCCACATCGGCGTTCTCGTTCGGCAGGGGCTGCGGTGTCATCGAAGGCGTGCTCGCCGGGCTCGACCGGCCCGTCACCTACGTGTCGCCGCAACGCTGGACGAAAGACCTCGGCGTCGGCGCCGACAAGGGTGCGCACCGCCTGGCGGCGCAGCGGCTGTGGCCGCTCGACGACCTGTTCGACCGCGTCAAGGACGACGGCCGGGCCGACGCTGCGCTGCTCGCCCATTGGTGGATGAGGGGGCTCTTGTGACCCCCGACCCGACACCGATCCCGGCGACCGGCATCACCCGCGACGAACACGACGAACTCGTCGCCATCAAGGGTCGGCCGCTCACCCAGGGACCGATCAGGCGGCGACGCCAGGTCGACGACGCCACCGACCTCGGCGGCATGACCGTGCTCGACGGCGTGCTGGCCGAGCACTTGCGCAACGAGAAGAACAAGGAGGTAGGGGAGTGACGAAGGATGAGCTCTACCCCGTCATCGACGAGGTGCTGCACGAGCGCTGGCACCCGCACATGAATGCTGGTAGTTGGTGGATCTCCGACTCGAATGGCGACATCCAGTTGCGCATCCACGAACTGGCCGAGGCGCTGTGCAACGCCATCGCCGCCCACGCCGCCGCCCGCACCAACGGTAGCGCCAGCGCTACAAATGCGGGAGGGCCGACGTGAGCGGCGACATCGTGTACAACATCTGGGCCGATCCGTCTGCTGCGGTCGAACTTGACCGTCTGAATGCCGAGATCAAGCGGCTGCGTGCCGAGGTGGAGCGGCTGACGGCCGACCCCACGATCTACAAGCATCAGTGCGGGCACTGCTCTCGTTTCTCGCCGCTGCCATTCCTCATCCCTGGCTACCTCATAGGAGCCCAGCCGTGAGCGAACAGTCTCGAATCGGGACTGTTCCCGCTGACTGGCGCACCCTCGCTGCCTGCCGTGGGCTTGACCCGGAACTGTTCTTCCCCGCTCGGGGCGATGCGTTCACCGCTCGCAACGCCCAGGCGGTCTGCGCCACCTGTCCGGTGGCCGAGCAGTGCCTCGAGTTCGCCATCGAGGTCGGCGAGACCGAGGGCATCTGGGGCGGTCTGTCCGGTCGGCAATTGCGGCAGGAGAGGCAGCGACGGGCGGGTGGCCGCAAGGGGCCGAAGCCGGGAACGACGCTCAAGCCGATCAAGCACGGCACCGATGCGGGGTACAACGCCCACCGCTACCGTGGCGAGCAGCCTTGCCAGTGGTGTCGCGAGGCGCACGCCGCCTACAACGCCGAGCGGGAGCGCAAGCAGGGCACGGCGGCATGAACTGGGCCGAACTGCGTGCGCAGCTCGCCTGCACCGACCGTGGCGACGAGATGTGCGTCGACCCGTGGCGGCCGCAGCACAAGCGGGTCCGGCAGGAGCGTGAAGCGTTGGCCATCTGCGCCGACTGCCAGCACCTCGACCGGTGCCGGGCGTGGGTGCTGCGCCAACCGGACGACCCGTCGCCGGTCATGGTCGTCGGCGGCATGACACCGGGGCAGCGGCGCAAGTACCGCCACGGCGGCGACGCCTGCGGGACCGCCGCCGGGTACTGGCGGCACCACCGCAGCGGCGAGGAAGCGTGCCGGCCGTGCCGAGACGCCGTCGCAGCGCATCGCCGTGACTGGCGAGCGAAGAAGAAGAACGAACGACAACAGGGAGACGCAGCATGAGCTATCAGGAGTTCCTGGCCAGCAAGGCCAGACGACACCAGTCGGCCGGGGTGGTGGTCGACCCGTCGATGATCCACCCGTCGTTGCACGACTGGCAGCGGCGCATTGTCCAAGCGACGATCGGCCGAGGCCGTGGCGCAGTGTTCGCCGACACAGGTATGGGTAAGACCCGCATGCAGATCGAGTGGTCACGACTGATCGCCGACAGGGCGCTCATCCTCGCCCCGCTGTCGGTTGCACGCCAGACCGTTCGGGAGGCAGCCAAGATCGACGCTGACGTTCGCTATGTCAGGCGACCGGACGATGTCGTGCCGGGCACGGTGTCGATCACCAACTACGAACTGGCGCACCACTTCGACGCCGGCCAGTTCGACGCCGTGGCGCTCGACGAGTCCAGCATCCTCAAGTGCTTCACGGGGTCGACCCGTAACGCCCTGATCCGCCAGTGGCAGTCGACGCCGCACCGCTCGAGCTGGTCGGCAACGCCCGCACCGAACGACGTAACCGAACTGTGCAACCAGGCCGAGTTCCTGGGCGTGATGGCCCGCAACGAGATGCTCGCCGCCTACTTCGTGCACGACGACGACGGGTGGCGGCTCAAGGGCCACGCAGCCGATCCGATGTTCGCATGGATGGCGACCTGGGCCATCGCTGCTCGACGCCCCAGCGACGTCGGTGGCGATGATTCTGCATACCAACTGCCGCCACTCAACGTCACCGCCGACGTCGTGCGTGTCGACGTCCAGCAGGAGGGCCAACTGTTCGCAACCGATCTCGGTGGCGTCGGCGGTCGGGCCAAGGTGCGCAAGTCGACCCTTGCTGATCGAGTCGATCGGGCGGTGGAGCGATGCAGCCGGCCCGGCCAGTGGATCGCATGGTGTGGACTCAACGACGAGGCAGACCAGATCGCCGCATCCGTCGATGGGGCAGTGAACGTGCACGGCACCATGACGCCCGACGAGAAGGCAGACACCTTTGAGGCATTCCAAGACGGCGAGGTGCGGGTGCTCGTTACCAAGCCGTCGATCGCTGGCTTCGGCATGAACTTCCAGCAGTGCCATCAGATGGTGTTCGTCGGGCTGTCCGACTCATGGGAGTCCTACTACCAGTCGATCCGGCGGTGCTGGCGCTTCGGTCAGACCGAACCAGTCGACGTGTACGTCGTCGTCAGCGAACTTGAGCAGCAGATCGTCGAGAACGTCCGACGCAAAGAAACCGAAGTGGCGGCATGGGTCGACCGGCTCGTGCACCACATGAACCAGCAACAGGGAGCAGCAGCATGACCACCACCCACGACCCCCAGCCGTACATCACCGACATCGCCACCGGCAAGAACTGGACGGCGATGCTCGGTGACTCGTGCGAGCGGCTCGCCGAGATCGAGACTGACAGCGTCGACCTGTCCGTGTACTCGCCGCCGTTTGCCTCGCTGTTCACCTACAGCCCCAGCGACCGAGACCTCGGCAACTGTCGGGACCGGGACGAGTTCCAGCAGCACTACCGGTTCATCGTCGAGGAGGTTCTGCGTGTCACCAAGCCTGGCAGGCTGAGCGTCGTGCACTGCCAGCAGCTCGCCACCCAGAAGGGGCGAGACGGCGCCATCGGGCTGCACGACTTCCGTGGCGACCTGATCCGCACTCACACCGAGGCGGGATGGATCTTCCACGGCGAGGTGACCATCGACAAAGACCCGCAGGCCCAGGCGATCCGCACCAAGGCCACGTCGCTCATGTTCCAGACGCTGAACCGAGATTCAGCCATGAGTCGGCCCGCATTGGCCGACTACCTGCTGATGTTCCGCAAGCACGGCGACAATCAGGAGCAAATCAAGCCCGACTGCGACAATGAGACGTGGATCGAGTGGGCCCGGCCCGTCTGGTTCGACATCAGGGAAACCAACACGCTGAACACCACCGTGGCTCGAGATGATGCCGACGAGCGACACATCTGCCCGCTCCAACTCGACCTGATCGAGCGAGTGATCCGGCTGTGGTCGAACCGTGGCGATCTGGTCTTGACGCCGTTCCTCGGCATTGGGTCGGAGGTCTACAGCGCCGTCAAGCTCGGCCGTCGTGGCATCGGGTGCGAACTCAAGCCGTCGTACTGGCGCACCGCCGTCGGCAACCTGGAGCGGCTCGAATCGGAAATGGACCTGCCCACTCTGTTCGACATCACCGGATGATGCCCGCCACCACACCGCCATCCGCCGACGTGCACCAGGCGGCGCTCGACCTCGCTGCGCACGGGTTCCGGGTGCTGCCGATCCGGCCCGGCATGAAACACCCGCCGATGGCCGCATGGCAGCAGGCCGCCACCACACGCACCGAAGCGATCGGCGCCTGGTGGAACGGGCTGTACCGAGGCCACGGCGTCGGTATCGCTACCGGCTACCTCGACACCGGTGAAGGGTTCTTCGTGCTCGACATCGACGAGCGGGACACCTTCAGCGGCACCGACACGCTGCACGACTTGGAGAAGGTGCACGGCCCGCTTCCGGCGACGATCACGTCGATCACCGGCAGCGGCAGCGAACACCGCTACCTGCTGGTTCCAGCCGGGCGGCCGGTGCCCCGCAACGACCAGTCAGGCAGGCTCGGCGCCGGGCTCGACATCCGAGGCGAAGGCGGCCAGGTCGTCGTCGCCCCAACCGTGCACCCCAACGGCAACGCCTACGCCTGGGAAGTCGGCCACGCACCCGGCGAGATCGACATGGCCGAAGCGCCCGCCTGGCTGATGGACCTGCTCGCCCCGGTGGAGCGCAGCGCACCGGCACCGGCGCCGACCCGGCAGCGTGACGTGTTCCTGTCGTCGTCGCCGGCCGATCGCTGGAACGACCGCACCACCTGGCCCGACCTGCTCGAGCGGGACGGATGGCAGTTGCACCACATCGACGCCGACGGTGAGCAGCACTGGACCCGGCCCGGCAAAGACCGGCGAGAAGGCACGTCGGCGACCGTCGGCTGGCAGGGCAACGACGCCCTCAAGGTGTTCACCTCGGCTGTGCCGTGGCTGCAAGCCGAGCGCACGTACTCACGGTTCCAGTACGAGGCGGCACGCACGCATGGCGGCGACGAACGGGCACTCGCCCGCCAGATCATCGCCGACGAAGGTGCCGCTGTCGTCGCTGCGCTCCCGGTGGTGCCCGTCGGCACCGAGCCGCCAGCCAGCGACGAGATGAGCGACTACGACGCCTCGCTGCGTGGCCTGCTGCTCAACTGGGGCGACTTCTGGGCGAAAGACACCACCGAGGCGTCATGGCTTGCCGAGCCCGTCATCGCCCAGGGGCGCGCCACGGCGCTGTTCGCCCCGGGCGGCACCGGCAAGTCGCTGTTCGCCCTGTGGCTGTGCGCCTCGATCGCCTGCGGCCTGATCGGGCTCGACGGCATCAAGATCGAGCGGCGACGGGTGTTGTACCTCGACTACGAGATGACCGCCGACGACCTTGCCGAGCGGCTCACGGCGATGGGGTTCAGCGCCGAGATGGACCTGGGCTGGTTGCACTATGCCCTGTTGCCGTCACTGCCGCCCGCCGATGCGCCCGAGGGCGGCAAAGCCATCGCTCGGCTGGCGCAGCTCGTCGGCGCCGACCTGGTGGTCATCGACACCTTCGGTCGGGCCGTCGCCGGTGACGAGAACGACGCCGACACGGTGCGCAACTTCTACCGCTGGACCGGGCTGCACTTGAAGGCCGAGGGGCGGGCGTTCCTGCGGGTCGATCACGCCGGCAAGGACGTCGAGAAGGGCCAGCGAGGCACCTCGGCGAAGAACGACGACGTCGATGTGGTCTGGCGGATGATGAAAGCCGACGGCGGCTTCACCCTCAAAGCGACGAAGCGGCGCATGGGCTGGGTGCCTGAGGAGGTGGTGCTGATGCAGCGAGACGAGCCGCAACTGCACTACCGCACCGGCATCGACGCCGTGCCTGCCGGTACAGCCGAGACGGTCGCCGACCTCGATGCGCTCGGTGTGGCGGTTGACGCATCGGCCCGCAAGGCCGCCGAAGCACTGCGCGCGGCAGGCCGCTCAGCGAAGAACGACCGCATCCGAGCGGCACAGAAAGCACGTCGGAGCAGGGTCATGCAGCCTGTGGATAACTACCCCGAAAGCGCGCCCCGCACTTCGGGGCGCGGTCGCGAAACGGAGCGCGCCCCGATTATTGGGGCGCACCGGGGCGCACTTGACGAAACCCCAGGTCAGGACGTGGGGCGCGGTGCGGGGCGCGGTGGGGCGCGGTACCCCGACGCAACTGGGGCGCGCGCCCCCTCTCTAGAGGGGGCGCGCCCCAGCGTGAGCCCCGGCAAGCCAATTCCATCGATGGACGACTTCTGAAAGGCCAACCCATGACCCGCACCCGTATCGACGTCCAACTCGCTGCAGCCGCTACCCTGCTCGACCGCCTGGCATCGTCGTACCCATCGGCTCTCGGCCACCTCGCCCGAGAGCTGCTGGTGCTCGACGGCATGCCCAACCACACCAGCGGCGCCGGTATCACCCGTGGAGCGGGTAGCGACGTCGAGGCGCTCACCGCCGTCGAACGGGTCGCCGCCAGTCGGGTGCACTTCTCGACCGAGCTCGACACGTTGCGTGAGGATGCCCAGGCGGTCATCGAGATGATCGGCGCACTGGCGCACATGATCGACCGGGCCATCGGCCTACGTGCACCGATCGCTGTGTCACGGTGCCGGGATTCGCTGCCCGGCCGGGACGGCGGCATGGACTGGGGCGACCCGACCTGTGAGGAGATCCCGGCGAAGGCGGGGCTGTGCTCGGCGTGCTACCAGCGCGAGCGGCGCTGGCGCATCGGTGAGGGGCTGGCGGTTCGGGATGTCGTCGATGCCCGATGAAACCTGGCCGCTGACCTGCGTCGATGTTGGACAATGAAACCAAGAACCTGTAGTCTCGGTGTAAGTCGCCCGTCGTGTGCAGCAGCACCGGCGGGCGTTGCCGTTGTCGGGGGTGGCGCAGATGCCTGGCCGGAACCGTTCCCACTACAGCGGCGACTATCAGCGCCGAGCCCGAGCGGTGCGCCAGGCAGCCAACGCCAACCCCGGCACACGCTGCTGGCGATGCGGTCGCACCCTGGTCGAGCACGGCCCCGGCGTTCGCTGGGATGCCGGCCACGTCAGGGACGGCGACCCGACATCGCCGCTGGCCGCCGAGGCGAGCAGCTGCAACCGGTCAGCCGGTGCGACTGCGGGCAACCGTCGCCGTCGAGGGCTTGAGGTGACGAGGCAGTGGTGACGGTGGGCGCATGAACATGCGCGTTTTTGGATGTCAATTCATCTGCCGGAAACT